CCGGTTCAACCCGTTATCGAGCTTCAACCTTGCGCAAATCGCAATTGGGATACCAAGCGTTTGGATGCTCATATTGACATGTGGAAGCAAGCGATGGAAATGAGACCATGAAAATTATCTTGACAGGTAGAATCCCCAAAAAAGTGCTTTCAGAGGATGGAGGACAGGCTTTAATTACAGAATTAATTGTACAAAAATCAAATGGATCAGACGGTTCATTTTTTGTTCGCTTACAAAGTTGGAACAAAAATTGCGTCCATGAAACAATGGAATTTCTTCGAGGAAAACCGGTCAAAGTTACTATCGAAACGACCGAACTCAAAACCAAAGTGAAAAAATTAAGAAAAAAACTTTCTAACGAATTTTGTTCGAAATGTAAAGGACATAGATGTCACACCTGTAAACGTTACATTGACGAACATCAACCCGGTTCCACATATTTTAACAGAAATCGTTTACACTGGATTTGTTCGAATTGCTCAGAATGAAGTGCCCAACCTGTCGTCAACCATGTACCGTTTCTCGTGGACGTGGTTTCTGGGAATGTATCCCCTGTGGGTTCTCTGTGACGATTACAAGCGTTCCTGAGACATGTTCGTTATGTGGGCGACCTTGTACCCTATCAACTCAAAGAAACTTCTGGGAGTGCGTTCCTTGTCGTTATAGCGTACTTGTGCGATAAATAGAGGGTGAAGCAATTTCATCAATTTATCGCCGAATCGGACGAAGAAAAATCAAAAGATAAGGAATCGAACGAACCCAAACTTTCAGAGTTTGAAAGCAATACCCGTAAACTGCCCCTCGGCACGGTGCTCATCGTTCAACAAGGAACGGGATTTCAAGCCAAAACGTTTTACGTTGTCAAAGGCGAAGAAGACGAATGGCATCAAATTGACCATTTCCAGCAACAAGGCAAAACCCTCAAAGGCGATACCAAAGATTCCAAATTTTCTACACAAAACATCGTTCGAATCATGCAACAAATTGCGCCGGGTATCAAAAAACCTGGAGAACGAGTCTTAAACATCTTTCAACTTGCTGTGTTACCGGATCGTTCTGTAATTGAATTTACCCATCATCTAATGGCCGAAAAGCCAGAAGTCTATCAAAAAATAAATGGACTTTGGCACAAACCAAATGATTCAAAAGGATATGATTCAAGCCTTTTTGATAGTCAATTAGAATTTGGCACCTGGATTTGGAAGCATTAGTTGACAGATTTTAATTCCATGTTCTAATAAGATTGGCTCATAAATAACGTTTGGAGCCAACAAGAATATGGGTGTCCTTAAATCGTTTCCACAAGACCAACTTCACATAGAAAACTGTACAAAGTTTTGTAATGAAGTCAAAGCACTGGTCGAAGCAAGTAACAGAAAAGCAGATGCAACTAAAGCAGACACGGGGCACAATCGTCCACGATTAAGCTACATGCAAGCTGTGTTGACGGTCGCAGAACGTCGTGGCATTGAAGAAGCTATGGCCGCTGCATATTTGTCACCGGATATCAAAGACAAAATTCGAATTGAAGCCGAAAATTTGAATATGATTTCTAAATCCGCAACACTTGATTTTTAATTATGCTTCCAACTTGGGACCCTTCGGAAAATGAAAATAGTTTGTATTCACCTATTCAATATCATTCTCCAGGAATGATTAGTTTTCGATACGAACCAAAACCGTCTCAAGAAATTCTTGATTTAATAAACAGCCTTTTGAAGAAATGAATTCACTCGAAGCATATCAACTGTTTTTAGGCATCCGTAATCACTTTTTCGTTGCGTCCTATGATTACTTCAAATATGGACCCGTTCCTTGCAAAGCAGAAACATTTGAGAAAAAACATTTTGTAGAAAAACATCGTTACGAACGCCTTGCGAAAAAATTTTCGACCAAAGAAGAACTTGAAAATTTTCTCGTAGCTAATTTTGTTAGCTCGAATAAGAAAGTTTGGATTGGTGATTTATTCGGCGGCACAGCAGATGAAAAATACAAAACATGGATGGGCCGAACTCAAAGTGCCCAATACAATACCATCAGTCAAATCAAAAGACTCGTTGAGGAAACGGGTGATTTCAATTCCTTATTTGTTACACCCGGTCCTGGACAACACCCAGAAATCATCAAAGCACATTTGAGAGAAGATATTAGTATCGAGACATTTGTGTTACTCGAAATGTGTTGTCATTTCTTCAAAAAATTAGATAAAGACTTAGATGACGACCGCACTTGGTTCATGTTAAAGAACAAATCCAACAAGTATACTCCCTTCGTTAAGAGGCTAAATACTGATGTCCAAAAACTGGCTATTAGCATTCGGGTAGCCGTTGAAGAATTGGGGGTAATATCCAATGGCGAAAAGTCCGACACAACAAGAATACGTAATGGATGTCCTAATGAGGAACTTTTGTAGGGCCTCAGAAGAAAATGAAATTCTCTATGAAGAAATCAATGACGTGCGAAGTGCATTGAGTGTTCTTTTTCGAGAGAATGCGGACTTGAGATTTAAGTTAAGAGAAGCTGGTGTTGAACTCCCACCATCCGAATTCATTACGCTGGATAGCGATGAAGATGATGTAGTTGAAAATGTTTCTGAAATCGAATGAAAACATTCTCACAATTCACTATTACAGAAACAATCGAAAAACAAACATGTCCTCGATGTGGTGGTTCTGGTAAATATTCATTTAATTTGATGCATGGATCTATGTGTTATGGCTGTAAGGGCACGGGATATGTAATGGTTGATAAAGCTGCCCAAGCAAAAAATAAACTAGCAAAAGAAAAACGCCAAGAACAACAAAAGGCTATTCAGGCCAAAACAAAAGCAGCTTACGATTCTATAGCGGATGAAATGAACAAGATTCATGGTCCCTTCGATTTGACAACTGAACTTGGACATCACCAACTAAATCAAGCTGTTTATAAACAACATGGAAAGGATATTTACCGACTTCGTGACGAACGAATGAAGAACCAATCCAAAACTTGACAGTTTCAAAATCCGTGGGATGATAAATACGTTCGTGATTATGAAGCCCGAAAGTCGCAAGACAGAAAGGATGTGAAATAAGAAGAACATTAGAGAGAATTCGTATATTATGCCAAACGTTGTAAAACCCTCCCGGACGCAATATCTTGCGTCTTTAAGACAAAAGGTGCAGGAAATGTCCTCACCTAAGAGTAACACCACCAAACAAGACGATGATCGATATTGGAAGCCAGAACGAGATGTAGCTGGTAATGGTTCCGCCATTATTCGATTTTTACCTGCAAAGACAGGTGAAGAATTTCCATTTGTTCAATTACATACTCACGGATTTCAAGGTCCAACGAGTAAGTGGTTTATCGATAGTTGTCCCACTTCTATTGGTGAAACTTGTCCAGTGTGTAAGGCTAATACTAGTCTCTGGAACAGTGGTAATGAATCCGATAAGAAGCTTGCATCGGCACGTAAGCGCAAGCTGAATTACATTTCTAACATCTTGGTTGTAGCAGATCCCAAGCATCCTGAAAATAATGGTAAGGTTTTTTTGTACCGTTATGGAAAGAAGATTTGGGACAAAATCAAGGATATGATTAATCCGCCCGCTGAGTTTGCGGATCTTTCTCCGATTGATCCGTTTGACGCAGAGGAAGGCGTTAACTTCAAGTTGCGTATTACGAAGCAAGACGGTTTTCCGAATTACGACCGTTCCACTTTTGATACGACGCCAGTAGCATTTGGTGATGAAGATTATCGTTCAGAAATTCTTGATCAATTGTATTCGTTGAATGAATTGATTGATCCGGCACATTTCAAGTCATATGCTGATTTGCAAAAGCGATTCAATATGGTAACCGGCGAAGGCTCTTCGGAAGACGAGTACGACGACAAGCCAGCAATTGAATCGGCACCGGATGAAGACGAACAGCCTGTAGCAAAGCAGACCACAAAGCCCAAGACGACAAAACCGGCAACGGCAAAAACTAGGGTTGCTACACCTGTTACGTCTGCAGACGATTCAGATGATTTCTTTGCAAATCTTTCAAAGCAAAGCGATCAAGACTAATCGTAGTTTCAATTCGAAATGGCCCCGAGAGCAATCTTGGGGCTTTTTCTTTTAGTACCAACAGGCTATTGTTTCGTTCATGTTTTTTTGAAATCATTCAAGAATGAACAACTCACTTGTTTTGTTCTTCATACTTCAAATTGTGGACATCGTTTCCACTTGGATTTTTTTGGGAATGGGTGTTCAGGAAGCTAATCCAATTGTTCGATTTTTCATGGGATGGACTACACCCGTTCTCGGATTGATTCTGGTGAAACTTGCAGCATTTGCCTTTGGGGTAATTTGGTTTTGGCGAGGTAAAAATTTGTTTTTGGTCAATCTGTTTTTTAGTGCGTTGGTGATTTGGAATGGTTGTGCAATCTTCATTTCCATGCGCTAAATAAATGTATGAGCGATTATCCTCTTAAAGAAATTCCTGTTTCGCATCCCACTGTTTATCAAGTTCGATCTGTTGATGCATATGGTCATCAACGAATTGTCCATGCTTACGAAACAAGCGAACAAGCACAAAATGCAATTGATATGATGGTAAAATCGAACAAACGAATCCATCGGCACTACATCATTTCACCGGTTACCAATCATCCTGCTTGCCATTGGGCGGTTCACTTTCCACCAAAACCGATTGCCGCACCTAAGACTGTTTCAAAATACAAGAAATAATTAAGATTTGGGTGTTCGTTCCACAGCTAACATATCAACTGCATCTTTGTGCTCGTTCACAATTCGATTTCTGACGGCTTTAACAATGTTTTGTGGTTGTTTGCTGTATTCTCGTTTCGTGTCGATTCTTTTCAATTTTTGATTGTAGATTGCATCGATGAGTGGAGCATCATCTAGTTTGTCAACAGTTTTAATTGCACCTACAGCACATATTGCATCAAAAATCAATCCACAGC